GGTGAAGACGGCCGCGTTCGACTCCGAACCGAGTGCCGCGGCCAGCGCGGCCAAAACCTCCGGCGTCATTGTCGCGGCGCCGGCGAGCGCGCCAAGCGCGGCGGCGAGCGTCGCGGAGTGCTCGACGGTTGCGCTCGAACTACCAGACAGGGATCCGAGCGCGCCGTCGAGGGTTGCGGAGTGCTCGACCGTCGACGTCGCGCTCGAGGAGAGTCCGCCGAGCTGCGCGTCCAGCGTCGCGTCGACGTTCGGCGTGTAGGTCACGACGATCTCGACCGACCAGAAGTTGATCGTCGGCGTCGCGTCGGTCGCGCGGAACCCGAATCCCTGAAGCGGGTGAGCGCTGGTCCCGTTGATGTCGGTATCCGTCCAGGCGACCGACGTCTCGGGGTTCGTCGTCCAGGTGTCGGTCCGCAGCGTGATCCCGCCGTTCACGGCATCGTGCGTCGAAGCGTTGTAGGCCGTCCCGTTGACGCGGACGCGACTCGAAAGAAGAACTCCGCCCGCGCCGTTCTTCGAGTCGTAGTAGTTGACGTCGACCTTTGTGATCGTCGAGCCCGCCGGGATCGAGAAGGCGGCCATCCCGAAGGTGATATTTCCGACCGTCGTCCCGTGGACGAGCGCGTCGGCGCCGCCGGAGTCGGGGTGATCATCGACCGCCGTGTAGCGGGTTCCCGCCGAGGCCCCCGACCAGGTCCCGTTCTCGGCGATGTCGCTCGTCGGTGCGCGGGTTTGAGTCGCCACAGTGGGCGGCGATCAGCTCGCGACCGTGAGAGTCGCGGTGAGCGACCCGCTCGGGCAAGTGTACGTGTCGCCGGCGGTGTAGGCGTTGGCGGTGATCGAGCCCGAGAAAAGGAAGTTCCCGGCCGTCGGATCGTCCCAGACCGAGAAGTCGGTCGCGTCCTGAGATCCCGCGATGTTGGTCCATTGGACCTGCGCGTTCGACGCGATCACGCCGCCTGACGCCGCGGCGAAGGTCGCCGCCTTGCGCGTCGTCTCGGTCGCCGCGTTCGAGGTTCCGGCCGCGCCCGGTGCTCCGGTGTGGAGCTTGACGTAGACCGCGGTGACGACGAACGAGGTGTTCTTACAGATCGCCTCGAGGCACTTGTTCGCGGCGTAGCTAGAGATCCCGTTCGCCATTGTGAAGAGTCCTTTCGGGTGCGCCGAGGATGCCGCGCGCGACGGCCGCCGTCCAGGTTCAGGAGGTCGGGAGGTTGTGGAGAACTTGGAACGAGCGCGGCCGAGAACGGAACTCGGTCGCGTTGGGGAAGACGACGCGCGCCTGGACCGCCCAGTCGCCGGCGCTCTGGACGTCGCCCGCCTGGAGCTGCGCCTGGACGCGACCTGGAACCGTGAGCGACTCGGACGCGCTCCGGACTAGGGCCGAGCCGTCGCCGCGGCGGAAGACAAGCTCGAGCGTCGTCCCGGTGAGGTTGGGGACGGTCAAGTCGTCGCGCAGATCGAGCGCGACGAGCAGCGTGTCGCCGAGTTGTGCCATGTTCGTTCGCCTCGAGAAGTCTAGCGTCCGGGTGATCGGCGCCAGGAGCAGGACCAGCGGCCCGTCGACGACGCTCCCGCCGGCGGGTTCGAAGTCGATGAAGCGCAGGACGTCGAACTCGTCGAGGTAGGGGAAGCGCCCGACCGGCGGAGCTTCCGGCGGGTCGTTCTCGATCTCGACCGACGCGCCGTTCTCGTCGAAGAGAACGACGTGCGGATAGCCGAGCGTTCCGTCCTCGAGCGGGATCTCGACGCGGAGGCCGTTCTCGTCGCGGACCGCGAGGACGTAGGTCGGCACGTTCTCAAGTCCGCCGGCGGTAGAACATCGACGCGCAGGCGGTCTTGTGCTGCGCGTTGGTCAGGACCCGTTGGCGCCAGAACATGCTCAGCAGCGCGTCGGCCGGGACGGGCGCGACGCCGTCGGAGACCGAGCGCGACTCCCAGGCCTTGGTCGCGAAGTTGTAGGCCATGAACTCCCATTGGAACGAGGTCGGAAGGTAGCGCAGTCGGAACCCAAACCGAGCGTTCGCGCCGACGACGTAGCCCGTGTCGCTCTGGACCTGGCCGGGGTGCGTCACGGTGACCGCGCCGGCCGGTGTGACCTCGGGGATCATCGGCGTGTCGAACACAATCCGGCGCTTGGGTGTGCCGGCGGGAACGAACGAGACGACGCGCCGCGCGCCGTTGTTCGAGGGGTTGATCGTGAACCCGCCGACCGTGACGACGTCGTCGAGTCGAATGCCGTCCGCGATCCAGTCGCCGCCGTCGTTTCGATCCAGTCGTCCGCTCGAGTCGACCGAGAACTTCCCGGTCTGGGAGATGTTGATAGCCGGGCCAGAGCAGGTAATCAGCCGGAGCGATTTCGGCGCGGAGTGAATGACCTGGTCGATCCAGAGCGCGACGCCGGGATTGGGAAGCGAGACTAGATCGGTCGCGTTGACCGGGTCGGAGAGGCAGGCCGCGAACCAAGCCCGAGTGTCGATGAACTGCGCGTTCCCGAACCAGTAGAACGTCGGCACGGCCTGGCGCTGAGTGCACGCCGCCGAGAACGAGAAACCGCAAGTCGAGCCGGTGACGTCGTCGGTCGAGACCTGGACGTAGAACCCGTCGGCGTCGCGCAGGAGGACCGGCGAGTTCGGCGCGCCGGCGGTGTCGAAGCTCTCGACGATCGGCGCCGCGAGGCTCCGCGCTTGGAACCCGGCCGCGTCGGACTGGGCGAAGATCCCGCAAGTCGGGCGGATCAGGTCCTCGATCGGCGAGGCCCAGACGGTGAGGTCGCCGCCGTTCTTCGGCTCGGTTTGGAGGTCGATGTTCTCGTCGGCGCCGCGCGCTCCGATCCGCGCCTTCTGGCCGCCCGACGCGGCCGCCGCGAGATAGAGCCGGTTGAGCATGTCGCCCAGGCCTTCGAAGTCGACGAGCGGCGTCCCGCTCGCGTCGAGGATCTTCTGGATCTCGAGCAGGACCGAGAAGACCGCGGCGCCGACCAGCGCGCGCGCCTGGTCTCCTGCAGCCGAGTTCGGGGTGATCCCGCCCGACGCGCCGGCGATCGAGGTCGCCGCGCCCATCGTGCTCGGAGCCGCGACGATCCCGAGCTCGGCCTGGAGTTCGGCCAGCGTCTCGACCGAGAAACCAGTCCCGCCGCGTCGCCGGCGCAGCGCGGAACCGGCCGGGATGTCGGCCGAAAGCGAGGCGACGATCGCCGCCTCGAATAGGTCGAGCTGGATCGGAGCGTCGGCCATTACGAAAAAGCTCCTCCGCGCGCGGCGGGATCGGAAAGAAAGGCGGCGAGGATCGAGCTCGAGAACTGCGCGTTCCGGCCGGCGAGCCAGGGGATCGAGCCGTCGGTCCCTTGGGGGTTGGTCTCGCGCGTCCCCAGGTAGGCCGCGACGCGCGCGCCGGAAAGGTAGAGCCGATGGGCGAGGAGCGCCGCGTCGCACTCGTCGTGGAGGTCGATCCGCTCGGGAAGGTTGGCCGGCGCGCCCGCGTGACGCACGGCCCAGGAGCGCGGATCGGTGAGCGAGTCGACGCGCTGCAGCGTGATTCCGCCCGAGCCGCCGATCATGACGTTCAGTTCGGCGACGCGCGGGTTCGGGCCCGAGTCGATCAGGAAGTCGACGTCGGCCTCGCGCTTGTCCTCGAAAGGATAGGTCGCGCAGGTCCAGCCGGTGTTGCCCGAGCAGCGATAGCCCGAATCCCAGCCGTTTTGTCCGTAGTCCTCGAGGAAGTAGTGGAGCAGTTCGACCGGCGAGCCGTCGGGGACGGTGATCGCGAGCGGCGGCCAGACCGAGACGTCGACCGGCGTGACGCTCGAGCCCGGCGCGGCGGCGCTCGCGGTGACCGCCTCGTCGAACCGGATCTGGAGCGCGGTCCCGGGCGGGACGTCGGCGGCGAGGACCGGGAAGATCGAGAGCGAGCCGGCGCCCCCGGCGTAAGCGGCGGTGACGTTGTGCTCGACATCGCCCGCGCCCAGGTTGTAGCGGAGGAAGGTTCCAACGCGCAGCGCGGGGAAACCGCCGGTGACCTGGAGCACGTTCGCGCCGGCCAAGTTCGAGCCCGTCGACGTTGCGCCCGCGGACGCGACGATCCGGAGCCGGTTGCAGCGCAAGTTCTGGACGGTGTCGCCGACCAGGCGGAGCACGTTCGCGCCCGCCGCGTTCGAGCCGCCGGTCGTCTTCGCGACCCAGGTCGTCGCGCGCATCGATCCGACCGCTCCCAGAGCCGGGTCGGTCGTGTAGGCGTTGAAGCTCGAGATCCGGTTCTGGGGAATGAAGAGGTAGGCGTGGCCGCAGCGGTGGTCGGGGTGGTAGCGGAACTGGCGGCCGCCGCGAACGCTCTCGGCCGCGGCCAGATCGCCGAAACCGCCCAGCGGGACGAACTGGGAACGCGCGACGTCATGCGCGCCCGAGCTTTCGCCGAACGCGCACCAGCGGTTGCGGGCCGGGTCGACCGTGCGCGTCGATCCGACCAGGTAAGGGTCGGCGTAGTGCGCGCCGAGGAACATCGGGAAGAGCGCGTCGGAGGCGGCGCTCTCGTCCATGAACTCGCAGTCGACCTCTTCGGCGTCGCCGCGCCACAGACCGCCCGGGTCGCAATCGTAGGCCATGACGTAGGCGCCGAAGACGTCGGTGAACATCTGGGCCGTTGTGTTGGCGCCGAGCGAAAAATCGCGCGGGTTGTGACGTTTCCCGCCATGCTTGCGGATCCCGACGCCGCGCGCGCCGGTGAAGCCCGGCGGCGGATCCCAGACCGCGGCGAGCGAGTAGCGCCCGCGCCCGCGGAAACGGACGACGCGCGAGGCGGTCGTGAGGTCGTAGGTCGCGTAGAAGGGCGCCATCGGTCAACCTTGCGGGAACCCGTCCCAGTCGAGGCCGTAGGTCCGGACCGAGCAGCGCAGGCGGTTCGCGCCCTGATTCGCGCCCTGGTTCGTATTGTCGAACGTGTCGAGCCGGGTCGCCTTGTCGCGCTCGACGCGCCAAGAAAGCTGGACGCGCGAGGCGGCGGCGAGGAAGTCGAAGCCCGCGTCGGCGTGCGCCTCTTTCTTCCACGAGAGCAGCTCGTCGCCGCCGGCGTCGAAGATGGTCCATTTCCCGACGACCGAGTAGGCCTTCCAGCCTTCGGAGCGCAGTTCGACCGACCAGTCGAACCGGTTCTCGCCGGCCCAGGTGCGGAGCAAGGGCGGCGACGGCATCCGCAGACGGTAGGGCCCGGCGTAGACGCCCACAGTCGGGTTGATCTCGACCGCCCAGTCCCAAAAAGCATCGGTCCAGGTCACGTTCTCGCATCGCCCGCGGCCGAACCATTTCAGCGCGCGACCGTCGCGGAAGTCGCCGGCGCGGATGTCGTGTCCGAATTCGTAGCCCAGCTCGCCCGAGTCGTTCCCGGCGTTGTCGCTCTCGAGTCGCTTGTGGCGGTTGTGCGGGAACCCGTTGACGTCGAGCGCGGCCCAGAGCATGAGGGGGTAACGGTGCGCGGAACCGTGGTTGTCGGCGAGCTTGGTCGTGTCGCCCTGGGCGCCGGCGGTTCGGATCCCTTGGCGCCGAACGGGCCGGTAGCCGATCGCCCGGGAGAGGCCGATGATCGCGGGGACCCAGATCTTCGGCCGGCGCGCGACCTCGATCGAATCGCCGACGAGATGGGTCTCGAGGTCCGCGCCCGGATGTATCGGGCGGAACTCGAGCTCGCCGGTCGAGGCGTTGCGTTGCTTGAAGAGCCCGCGCTCTTCGGCCGGCGTCAAGGGCGACGCGGTCAGGAGATTGAGGCCGGCGTTTTCTTCGGCCAGCGGGTCGAAGGCCGACTCGATCGCGTCCAGGCGCGCGTCGAGCGACGTGTCGGCCGCGGCGCGTGTCGAGGCCTCGGCGGAGTCTGCGCCCGAGCGCGCGGCCGCCTCCGACGCGACCGCCGCGGCGATCTGAGTCGGAGTCCCGGTTTCTAGAGACGAGACTCGCGAATCGAGAGACGAGTCGGCCGCCGCGCGCGTCGAGGCCTCCGATCCATCCGCGGCCGCGCGCGTGGCGGCCTCGGTGGCGACGGCCGACGCGATCGCGGCCGGCGTCCCGTTCAGCGCGGTCTTGTCGGCGGCCGACATTGCGCCGTCCGTCGAGGTTGTCGCGAGCGGGAGGACGCGCGGCGGGACGCCCTCGCCGGGGGTGTTCGCGACCTCTCGAACCCGGACCGGGGAAAGGGTCTGGTCGACGATCAGCGGGACGTGATTGAACGACAAGCTCGGGACCTCTGGCGGCGAGCGTAGCGTCGCGCGGCGCGCGCGCGAAGGCCTAGAGCTGGAGCACGACGCCGGCGACGAAGTCGAGGACGAACTGGTTCCCGTTGGGGTTGTAGGGGAACGAGATCGACGAGGCGGCGACAGAATCGATGCACGCGAGGGGGACGTCCGAACCCGCGCCGCCGTTGTCGATGAAGACCAGCGCGCCGCCGATCGACTCGCCGGCGCCCTGGGAGAGGAGGCCGAAGTCGACGTCGGTCGCGGTGAACGTGACCGGGCCGGTCCCGGGGTCGTTCAGGGCCTTGCCGGCGAGCGTCTTCCTCGAGTAGCCGGTCACGGCCGTTTCTTGGAGGTCGACGAAGTCCGCGAGGAATTTCGCCGAGACGTCGGCCGCGCAGGTCGATGCCGGCCGGAAGAGGAGAACCTTCACGGTATTGGCGACGAGGTCGATCGAGCCGCCCCAGGCGAGCTTGCGCGCGTTCGGATAGACGAAGGACATGGCGGGTTCCTCTAGTGCTGGTCGGGGGCGGGAGCGCCGCAGTTTTCGAGCGCCGCGAGCCGCTCGGCGAAGTTGTCGATAAACGCCGAGGCGCGGCCGTCGTGAGCGATCAGGAGCCGCTCGGTCGCGCCGGTCGAGCTCGCGAGTTCGCGGATCAGGTTCGTGAGGACCTGGAGCTCGCCCTGGGTCTTGACGGTCGCGAGTTCCATCGCCTTGACGCTCTCGGTGGTTTGTTGAACCAGAGCGCGGTGATCAGCGACGACGCCCTCGGCGTGCGGCTTGGCCCATTTCGCGAGGCGCGAGAGCGCGTAGATCGTCCCGAAGAAAACCACGGCCGGATAGCCGAAGTCGCGCAGGATCGAACCCCAGCTCGAGACGTTCGGTTCCATTCCGCTACAGCTCGGCGTCGGCGGTCCAGTGGCCCCAAGATTCGTCGGCGGATTGGCTTGAGTGGGAGGGGTAACCGGTGCCGGACGGTCCGGCGTCCTGGGGGGTCGCGCTGAGATCGACTCCGCCGGCGCCGCCGTAGGTGATGTTTCCGCTCGTTCCGGTGTTCGGCGCATACCAGGTGACGGTCGGCGTCGCGCGCTTCTCGACGCGGAAGCGCGTCGAGAGACCGTAGCTCGCGGTCCCCGAGGCGCGGTCCGCCGACATCCCAGAGAGTCCGGGAGTTCCGGGCGCGACGGTTGTCGGATAGCTCTTTTCGTAGAACCGCAGCGCGAGAAGTTCGATGTCCTGAAGCGGGAGGTCTTCGAAGTCCGTCGCCGCGTTGCCGGCCTCGAGCTGGACGGCGTAGATCACGACGCCGCGCGTCGCGGTCTTGAGACCGGTGAACTTTAGCTCGAGGTAGTTGTCGGCCGCGAGCGCGGTCGAGGCGAGCGCAGGAACGGCGAGCGTCCAGGAGTAGCGCGTCACGACTCCGGCGGACATCGTGAACGGCGCGCCGGTCACGGTGCCGGCGGTTCCCGGGCCGGTTCCCTTGAACTGGACCAGGCTCGGAGTCAGCGTCGTCTCGACGCCGCCGGCGGCGCCTTGCTTGGCGGCCCAGATCGTGAGCGTCACGGTCTTGCCGGCGAAGAGGAGGCAGTTCTCGATCCGTTGCGAGAGAACCGGATGGCCGGATCCGTTGAGCGCGGCGGACTGGTTCCAGGTCAGGTTCCACGAGGTCCGGAGCCCGCTCTCGAACGACGGCGTCCCGCCTCCGCCCTGGGAAATCGTCACGCTCGTCGTGTTGCCAGAAGTGGGATCGAACCGCCAACGGTCGAGCGTGTAGCGCGCCGTCCCGTTCGTGAAGACGTGCGAGCCCCCGCGCTGGTTCAGCGCCATCGATCCGTTTATGACCTTGTTGCGCCGGCCGCCCGAGCCGTAGAGCGAACGGATCGCCTCGAGGAGTTGGCCGCCGTTGCCCTTCGAAAGTGTGAGGCCGGAGCCCTCGATCGCGACGGCGAGGTTCTCCTGGACGTCGTTTAGCCAGTCATCGGAGACCTGGGTCGGCGGGATCCCGAGCAGCGGGTCGCCTTCGGTGAAGAGGTTGCCGGGAGCAAATCCGGGCGCGTCGATACGATGCATGGCTAGCCCTGGAGATTGGGAGAGACGACGGTCGGGGCGGCCGAGAACGCGGCCGGGCGGAGCGTAGCAGGCTGCCAGGGTTGCCAGGAGGGGTCGGCCTCGAGCGTGTATTCGACCAGGCCGACGACGTGCGCGGGAACCCAGTCCGCGACGAGGCACTCGAGCGAGGGACCGGAGAGCGAGAAGAGCGAGTCGCCGGCGCCCGAGGTCCCGGCCCGGAAGAACGCTCCCGTCGCGACCGGCGCGCGCAGCGTGACCGTGTAGAGCCAGCCGCCGTTCGAGAGCAAGTCGCCGGCGTGCGAACCAGCGACGAAGGCCCGATACTCGACGACCTCGGAGACGATCCCGAGCGACGCGGCGAGGAGTTCGAGCTCGTCCACGGTTGCGCCGCGCACGGCCGTGAGTTTTTGGACGACGGCCGCGCGGCGTTCGACGACCGTCTGGGGTTCGCCGGCGGTGCACGCCGAGGGAAGGCCGAGCAGACGTTCGAAGTCGGGGAGCAGTTCGAGCGCCGAGCGCGGATCGATCTCGACCTGGAGCTGGTCGGCGCGGCGCTCGACCTCGCTCGGTCCGGCGGCGAGGCCCTCGAGCACGGCGCGGAAGACCGAGGTCGTCGGTCGCGGCCAGGCCTGGCCGGACGGCGCGACCTTGGCGAGCACCGAACCCAGTTCGGCCGCGGAGGTCATACGAAGAGCAGAGTCCCGAGGACGGCGATGCTCCCGGCGCCGACCGTGACGTCCGCTGCAGGAAGCGAGACGACGTTATCGGTCTCGCCGGCGGCGGTCGAGACGGCCTCGCGGATGTGCGAGAGGAAGATCGTCGCGCCAGGCGCGGCCTCGCGATCGAAGAGTTCGGTCAACGCGACCGTGACCGCGGCCCGGACTGCAGCGGTGTCCGGCGTGATCGCGACCGTAACATCGACCGTCGCGAGGCCGGGAGCGAAGACCGTCGCCGCGGCGGTCACGGGCCGGCGCGCGTCGATGTAATCTTGAACCTCGGTGATCTTCCCGGCGTCGGGAATCGGTGCGCCGACGCCGCTCGAGACGAAGAATGTGACGCCGACCGTCCCGGGACCATAGAGCAAGGGGAGCGCCCAGGCGCGAGAGACGCCGCCGACCTCGAGCGCCCAGGCTTCGTAGTCCGCGGCCGAGCCGCCGCGCGAGCCAGCGCGCAGGCGCGCGACCAAGCGATCGCGCAGCTCTTCGTCGGTCTCGGCGTCGCTCCCGGCGAGTATCCCGGGCGCGAGAACCTCGACCTCGAGCGAGATTCCGGCCAAGGCCGGCGAGAGCTGGAGCACGGCGAGGCCGGCCGACGTGTCGCCGGCGGCGCCAGCGACGACCGCGGCGACGTCAGCCGTCGCGACGCCGGAGCCGATCGTCGCATCGGCGAGCGTCTCGAACTCCGCCGCGTCCGCGCGGCGCATGCGCGTTCCGCTCGGAACGAGCGCGCCGTTCGTGCCGGTGAACTGGACCTGGCCCTCGGCCTTCTCGGCGATCTTGCGAACCAGGCCGTAGAGGCCGGCCCAGCGTTCGAGCTCGACGTCGTCGGCGGTGTCGGGGAAGATCTGGCGCGCGAGCCAGGCCAAGTGACCGTGTAGCAAGTGAACCAGGCCGGCGACCATGCGCGCCAGCGCGCGCAAGATTCCGCGCCGGAGTAGCGCGCCGAGGCCGAGCCGGCCGGCGAGATCGGCCTCGGCCTGGGTCTGGAGCTCGGAGAGCGTCGGACGGTTGAACGGCACGCCGAGAGCGTAGCGGCGCTCGCGACCTTGTCCTAGCCCTCGAGGAGGACTTGCATCGCCTGGAAGCGCCGGCGGTCGCGTGTGATCTCTGCGCAGGCGCCCTCGCGGCCGTCGGCGTGCGCTGAGAAGACGTCGACCAGGTTCGTCAGGATCGCGGCCGGATGGATCGGACGCTCGCCGAGTTCGGCATCCGAGAGCGGCGAAGGCCAGATTTCGCGCTCCGAACGCGAGCTCCTATTCGCCGGCGGGGTCTTGACGGCGTGCCAGGTGCGGCCTCGCATGAGGTAGAGGCCGATCCTTTCGAGTTCGAACCCAGGCTCGCCACGGTTCGCGAGGAGGTCGATGTACGGCTCGAGGAGCGCGGCGAGCTTGCGCAGGAACAGCGCGCGGAAGCGGCGGAGTTCGTCAAGTTCGGCGGCGCCCTGGATCGCGTAGTTTTCCGCGAGGCGCGCGGCCTCGAGAAGATCGGAGACCAGAGCGGGAGGCGGGACGTGGGGTTTCACGTTGGTTCCTTTTGCGCGCGATCGCGCGTTTCGAAGCAGCCGGCGAAGGCGGGGTGTCGTTCCATGAACAGGCGTGCCGCGAACGGGACGTGGTGGTCGTTCAGCTTCCAAGGCTCGCCAGGGAGGTCGGTCGCGACGCGCGTCTCCCAGCGCATCCGCTCCCAGACCATCCGCGCGCCGATCTTGCGCGAGCCGTTGCCGAGCGCCTGGAGCGCGAAGCGTTCGAACATCGCGAAGACCTGGGGGGTCTCGCGATGGAACTCGCGCCAGGCCCGCTCGCGCTCGGCGAGTTCGTCGAAGAGGACGCGCTGGTTCACGTTGGAACCTTCGAAGCGAGTCGCGCGCGCAGTACGTCGACGTGCGCCTGGTAGCGCGCGATCGCCGGTTTCGAGAGCGCCTTCCCGCGGTCCTCGAGTTCGTGCTCGAACGTCTCGAGCGCGGCCTGGGCCCAGCGTTCGAACGTGACCTCGCCGCGATCCTTCGCGACCGCGACGACCGCGTTCTCGAGCTGGTTCATTCCGGCCGCCGTGACGTCGTCGTCGAGCCATTCGGAGAGCTTGGAACCTTCGGCGAAACGGTAGGTGAAAGCGAACGCGATCGCGCAAGCGAAGAGCCGGCGCCAGGGATCGAGGCGATCGATCCCGCGGTCGAACGTCTCCGGATTGAACAGGCTGCGTATCCGGTTCGCGTGCGCCGGCCCGCTCCCGCTCATCGCGGCGAAGGTCCGAGCGCAGAACTCAAGCTCGACCCGCATCGCGCGCCGTTGCGCATCGAGTCGGTCAGCGTTCGTGAGTAGAGCCTTGATCGCGTCGAGTTCCTTCGAAGCGAGCGTGAAGGAACCGTAGTCCGAGGTTCGCGGAGCGCCCAGGACCAGGTCGAGATAGCGAGTCGAGGTCGTCATTTTGGAAGGACCTTCCCGTTCAGGTGGAGGCGAAGCTGGAGACCGCCGATCCGCTCGCGCGCGATCGCGGCATATTCCGGGGACAGTTCGAGGCCGAGGAACCTCCGGCCGTGCTCGACCGCGACGACGCCGGTCGTCCCAGAACCCGCGAACGGATCCAGGACCAGGTCCCCGGGTTCCGAGCCGGCCAGGATGCACGGCCGGACGAGCGCCTTGGGGAACGTGGCGAAGTGCGCGCCGCGGAACGGTTCGGTCGGGAAGGTCCAGACGCTCCGCCGGTTGCGAGTCGTGATCGGCTCGACGCCGGAGATCGCCGACGAGAACGACTCGTTCTGCTTCGACCTTCCGGGGACGCGCGCGGAGTTCAGATCGACGCGCCGGCGATCGCGCCCTTCGCGCTTGTCCTGAAGCTCGCGCGCCATGCCGTAGGGTTCGTCGGCGATGTCTTCTTCCGCGCGACCGCGCCAGCCAGGTCCGCGGCCCATCCGAGCCGAGACGTCGGCGTCGACGCGCTTCGCCGCGGCCGAGCCGTTGTTCGCGCCGTAGCGGCCTGTGCGCGCGCGATGCGAGCCGGGTCCGGTGTCCCAGCCGACCGGAGCTTCCTTCGCCTTGGGATTGACGCCGCCGCCGCGCGGGTGCGCGCCGCCCGTGACCGGCTCGCGGATCGCGTCGCCGTTGTAGTAATAGTGCCGGGACTTCGCGAAGAGGAAAAGAAACTCATGCGCGCGCGTCGGGCGATCGCGGACGCTCTCCGGCATCGGGTTCTTCTTGTGCCAGACGGTGTCCGAGCGCAGGACCCAGGCGTCTTCCTGGAGCGCGAACGCGACGCGCCAGGGGAGCCCGACGAGTTGTTTTCGGCGCAGCTTGCCGAAGTGTCCGCGCGCGACCGTCGTCGACTCGATCAGGCGCTTCCGGCCGTAGAACGTCGAGGTCCGGTCGGCGACGTCGCGATTGCCGGGAGGTTGCGTCGAGTAACAGTCGCCGAGGTTGAGCCAGAGCGTCCCGTCCTCGCGCAGAGCGCGGTGCACGAGTCGGAAGATCTCGACGACGTTCGCGAGGTAGGCCTCGAGCGTCGGTTCGAGCCCGAACAGGCCGTCGACCTTGTAGTCGCGCAGGCCCCAGTAGGGCGGCGAGGTCACGACGCAACGGACCGAGCGCGGCGCGACCGGAATGCCGGGCGGAAGTAGAGCGCCGAGGTCTCGGTCGCCGTTCGGCGCTTGAAACCGGCTTTCGCGGCCGCCCTGTCCGCAGCGTCGAGCGCGCGCTCGGCCGAGGAGTAGGTCGCGCGCGAACGCGAACGGACCGCCCTCGCGCCGCCGACGGACGTCTCGAACATCGTCCAGGCCCAGGCGCTCGAACCTTCCGAGGCGGCATGGGCGGAGGCCTTGAGTTCGACGATCGAGGCGGGAGCTTTCACGACTCGCACTCCGGGCAACCCGCGCGGTGGTAGCCGATCCCGGCGCAGCATTCGCACGGCGCGCCGAGCGAGACGCCGCAGACGTCGCAGCAAAGGTCGCCGTCGAGATCCGCGCAAAGATCGCCTGCAGCTTCAGCGTGGAGCGTGTTGCGCGCGTCGCTCGCGCTCTGGCGCGAGGCGTGCGTCCCGCCGATCTGGCGCTTCGTCGCGCGGTCGACGACGAACCACGCCGCCTCGGAATCGGTGCCGCCCGGAATGCAGACGACGAGCGGGTCGGTCTTCTGGCGCTCGCCGCGAATCTCTTCCCAGGCTTCGGCCTCGGACGGGTGAACCGAGAGCAGTCCGTCGGCGCAGTTCAGAACGTGAACGGCGAACCAGATCTCGCCGAAACGGGTGATGAAGGGGCGGACCGTCTTCTGGTCGGCGGGAATCAGGTCGGAGGCGGCGAAGCTCATCGGGATCTCCTCGATCCGGTCGGAGGCCGGCCGGGCCTCGCGGGTCGGCGCTCCTCGCGTCGACAGAAGGACTATCGGCGCTCCCGCCGCGTTAGTCAATACGAAACCAGAAAAAGCGCGCGCGGTCTCTTTTTCCGGTCTTCCGGGAACCCGATAAGAACCCGCTCCGCCGGCCGGCGTGTTCCGGTTTTGCCGTCTGATTTGAGGCCGGCCGGCGCTAGCGGTAGAGGATCCGCAGGGTCGAGCCAGAAACCTCGCGCACGGTGAGGCCCAGGCGGACGCTCTCCCACAGTTGAGGCCAGCGGCGGGCCTTCCCGCGCGTGACGTCGACCTCGACGAAGAGCTTGTCGGGCGGCGAGAGTTCGACGCGCGCGTCGACCGACTCCGCGATCCCGTCCTCGATCAGCCAGTCGAGCGCCTCGAGCGCGGCCGCGCGCGCGAGCGCGACGTTCTCGCGCGTCGCCTTGGCGCGTTCGAGCAGCCAGAGCCGCGAGCCCCAGCGATCGCCCGGAGTCTCGAGCGGCCATCCGCGCGGGTCGTCGTCGGGCGGGACCAGGTCGTCGGGATTGGCGCGCCGGTCGGAGAAGAGCGAGATGAGGATCGCGCTCGAGAGACCCTCGTCGATCGCGAGGTCGCCGTTCAAGATCCGAAGGTCCGGGCCTTCGTCGGTGAGATCGAGGAAGACGTCCATCGGCTAGACCATCGGCTGTGTCGGCGGGTTGGTCTCGCCGGCGGCGCCGCCGTGGTGGTGTGTGTGGAGGTTGAAGATCTGGCGCATTTCGGCCATCGATCCGGCCGGGTCCGAGACGTCGCCCGCGACGACGACGTCGCCAGAGATCGTAACCGTCCCGGCCGTGATCTCGACCGAGCCGTCGGCCCGGACCGTGATCCGAGCGACGACCGAGCCGCCGCTCGTCGAGTAGAGGCCGGCCTCGCCCTCGGCCAGACCTTGCGGGCGCGCGTCACGGTATTCGGTCGCGACCGCGATCGGGTGCGAGCGATCGCCGCCCAGGCAGATCACGAGGACCTCGGCGCCTTTCGGCGGCCGCGACACGAACCCGAACTCGCCGAACCGTTCGACGGAGTCCAGCGGCGGCCCGGCGTCGACGATGATCTGGAGCGTCTGGGCGCGCCGGCCGTCGTTCGAGAGCTGGACGACTCCGCGCGAGGCGAGCGCGCGCACTCGAGCGAAGACCGGCTGCAGGAGCCGGCGGACCCATTCCGCGGAGTGCATCAGGGTTCCTCGTCGAGGTCGACGTCGGGCGAGCTGGAGCCCTTGTCGGCCCAGTCTTTGAACGGGTCGGACTTGCTCGGCTCGGGCGAGTAGGAGTCGGGCCGGACCAGGCGGAGCTCGGTCGAGGTCCCCTGCTCGTCGCGCGTGAACGCGAGCCCGTCGACGAGCAGCTTCGCCGAAAAGCCCCAGCGCGGGATCGAGACCGGGACAAGTTCGTTCAAGGCCCAGAGCGGGCCGTTCCATTTCTGGCGCCAGCCGCGGACCTTGGCGGTCACGCCGGCCGAGCGCGCGCGGCGAACGGTGCGCTCCCAGTTCGCGCGCTCCTGGGCGGTCTGGGGATCGATCGCCGTTTCCGCGACGACGAGCAGCGTCCGGCTACGGCCGACGTCGTCGTCGATTGCGAAGGCCTGGACGGCCGCGACGTTCGCGCCCCAGCCGGCGTCGGAGCCGCGGTTCTGGCCGCGGATCACATAGAGGTTGAATCGGTCGGCGTCGGTCCAGCGCAAGCGGAGGCCGGAGTCGCCCTCTTGAATCGAGCCGACCGAGTCGCGTTGCGCCGGCCGCTCGATCCGGAGCGTCCCGTCGGCGGTCGGATAGCAGAGCTGCCCGCCCAAGCGCGCGATCCGCTCTAGCGCGGCCCAGGCCGTGTCGCCCTGGTTCGTGACGAAACGCGGGATCAGGTCGCCGCGGACCGCCTGGCCGACGTCGACCTCGACGCCGTAGGGTTCCGAGAGCGCCTTCGCGATGTCGTCGAGGTAGACGTTCTGCAGTTGCCCCATGTTGTAGGGGACCGAGCAGTCGACGAGGTCGCAGGTCTTGTCGCGCCCGCCGATCGTGCAGGAGTGACCGCTCTCGGAAAGCTCCAGCTCGACGTCGTCGACGAACCCGCGCGCCGCGACCAGGCCGCCCAGGCGAACGACCGCGCGCGCGCCGGCGTGGCCGGGGAAGGGATGCGAGAGCGAGGCCGAGATCTCGAACGTGCCGCAGGCGGAGTTCATTTCGCGCGAGAGCCGGATCGACTCCCAGCCGCGGAAGGTCGTCCCGTCGAGCTCGACCTCGATCTCGTCGAAGACGACGCCGGCCTGGTCGATCGTGCTCGTCGGTTTCAACGCGAGAGAACCTCCAGCTCGGCGCCAGCGGGAACGCGCGCGGGGTGTCGAAGGTTGTTCCGCTCGCGGATCTCGTCGTCGCGCTCGACGTCGTCGTAGAGCTTGTAAGCGAGCGCGATGGTCGTCGTATCGCCGGCGAGCTTGATCTGGACCAGGTCGGGAAGATCTTCGTCCTCGGGCGGGAGCGCGCCGACCAGCGACGCGCGCAACGCGACAAGTGCGAAGTAGGCCGCGTCATCGGCGGTCTCGGCCTCGGCGTCGATCGCCTCGAGCGCGACGTCGCGCGCGCTCTCGGCGTCTTGGCGGGTTGCCCATTCGTTCTCGACCGCCGCGCGCGTGTAGCCGGCGAGCGCATACTGGCGGACGAGGCCGATCGTCGCGGCCGCGTTTCGGTCGCGCGCCTGGCCGTTTGGAGAACCGCCCAGGAGTGCGGGGATCTCGAGTTCGAAAAGCGCGCTGTAGGCCGTGAGAGCGCCGCTCGCATTGCCGACCGCGCCGAGAATCCCTTCGACCGCGGCGACCGCCTCGCCGATCAGGTCTGCCGGCGAGGTCGCGAGTTCGGAAGCGTCCTCGACCAGGCGGCGCGCAGCGATCGAAACGGCCGCGACCTCGGCCGATGGCCCGGCCGTGAAGTCGAGCGCGAGGATCGCCTTCCCGGCCGCGATCAGACTCTCGGCCGCGCCTTCGCGCACCGAATCGGGGACGCCCTCGAGCGCGAGGTTTTGCTCCGCGCTCGCGCGCGCCTGGTCTTCGACGGCCGTCGCCTTGGTCTTCGCGTCTTCGGTCGGGCGCGCCTTTTTCGCGATCGTGACCTGGTCGTCGACGACTCGGAACGAGAGCTCGAACCGACAGAACCCGCCCTCTTCGGAACTCTCGCGCAGCGTGACGCCCAGGCAAGCGACGATCCGCGGCGGCCAGGTCGGGAGCGTGAGGCGGAGCGTCGTGCTCGGCCGAAGGCAAGCGTCGAGCAGCTTTCGGCGCTGGTCGAGATAGTCCGCGCCCAGGACGTAGGCGTCGACCGAAAAGACCTCGCCACCGACGCCGAGGTCCTCGACCCAAGGCCGCGATTTCGAGCCCGCGAACTTGTGCACGGCGTAGAGCCGGCCGGCCTCGACCTCGGTCGATGCAACCTTGAACGGGACCGGGCCCAGCGAAGCGTCGAGCAGCTCGTCGCGCCAGCTCATCGCGTTCCTCGGACTACGAACTTGTGCGTCCCGGCCGCCATCGCGCCGGCGGTCCAGCCCTCGAGCTTGCCGTAGACGTGCCAGCCGCAGGGAGCCTTGCCGCCGCTAGGTTGGGAGCAGACGATCGAGGCGTCGATCTTGCCGTCTTCCTCGATCGAGTGCGCAGTCGGATGACCGAGGATGCATCCGCAGACGCAGCGCAAGAGAACCTCGCCCTCCGAGTCGAGGAGCCAGCTCGGCCCGAGCCCCTCAAACTTGAACGGCGCCGGCTCGAACGGAATCGGGAAGCGGTCGTCGGGCGAGCAAGGCCAGGTGCGCGCTTCCACGGCCTAGCCTCCCGCCATCGCGTAGCCGACCGACAGATCGACCGGCGTCTTCGCGCCCTTCTCCGTCTCGACGTTGACGCCGCGCGGGACGTTTTTGAAGTCGACCGCGACCTTCGACTCGGTCTTGATCGGCGCGCCGACGCCGCTCGCGCCGGCGATCGCGGCCGCTCCGATCTCGGGCCCGGCGCCGATCGCGCGGAAGGTCTTCCCGTGAATGATCCCCTTGATCCAGTCGGGGATCAGCCGGTCGAGCGCAGGGAAAGCGTTCATGATCATCGTTAGGAACGAGCGGATCGGGAGCGTGAAGAGTTCCCAGGTCGCGCGCAGGAACCCGAAGACCTTGTCCCAGTGCTTCCAGAGGAGGTAGATCGCGGCGATCAACGCGCCGATGGCGAGCACGATCAGGAGGATCGGGTTCGCGGCCAGCACGGCGTTGAACGCGGCGACGAGCGGCGTCGCGATCGCGAGCACGCCGGAGATCGCCGAGATCGCCGTCGCGATCTGGCCGGCGATCAGAATGAGCGGGCCAAGGGTCGCGACGACCAGCGCGATCACGGTCGCGAGCTTCAAGAGTTCGGGGTTCGACTCGGCGACGCTCGAGATCCAGGTCGCGAAAGTGTCGATCAGATCGCCGACCCATTGCAGGAGACCGCTCTGGGAGATCGCGAGCTGGAGCTTCTCGATCGAAGCGCCCAGACGCTCGAACGAGTAGCCGGCGCCGCCGACCGCGAGGCCAGCGCGTCGAGCGGCCTCTCCGCCGGATCGGTCGAGCTCGACGCCCAGGTCGTGAAGGCCGGCCGAGCCCTTGGCGGACGCGGCCTTGAGCGCCGGCCCGGCCTTCGCGCCGAAGAGCTCAATGAACTTGCCGGCGTCGGCGCCCTTGTCGGCCAGCTCGCCGAGCATCTTCACGAGCGGGTGATCCTTCGCGTTGATCCCGTGCTCGGCGAGCTTCGCGTAGGCCGTGCGCAGAGCGTTCGCGCCGCGCGCGCCCTCCGAGCCCGTCGCGTTCAAGGCGACGAGCGTCGTCAAGGTGTCGTCGAGCGAGGCGTTCACGGCCTGGGCCGCGGGCGAGATCGTGTCGAGCGAGGCGACGAGGTTCGTCAGCCCGCCGGACTTCGACGCCGCGACGGTCAGCTTGTCGACGATCTCGGTCGAGTCCTTCCCCTCGAGATTGAAGGCGTCGAGAGAGTCGGTGAGGATCTCGACCGCCTGGGCGAGCTCGATTCCGTTCGCCGCGGCGAGGTTCTGGACGCTCGGCAGAAGGCCGATGACGTCGGCGACGCTCTTCCCCTCGCGAACGAGCGCGGCTGCAGCTCCGGCCATCTGGGCCGCGTTGAAGGGCGGCGACTCGCCGAGTTTTTGGACGACCGCCTGGAGGTCGGTCAGCTCGCCGCGCGCCATCCCGGACGCGGCCGAGATCTGGTTCATCGCCTTCTCGAACTCGATCCCGGTATGGATCGCGAGCCCGAGGAACGCCGACGTCGGAGCGGTCAGCCCCAGCGAGAGCGCCTTGCCGATCCGGCCCGCCTTGGCGGCGAAGGCGTCGAGCTTGCCCGCGACGCGCGAGAGCGGCGCGGAGAACTTGTCGACCGCGCCGAGGAGAACGGAGAGCGGGAGCGTCGCGTTCGGCATGGCGCTAGACGTTACCTTCCCGAAGCGCGCCGATCGACTCGGCTCGTTCGATCCACCAGCGCAGCTCGGCGGCGTTCAGGGAGAGCAGTTCTCGCGGAGGCCAGCCGAAGGCGGCCGCGAGTGCGGCGAGAGCTAGGTCCCAGTCGCTAGGGAACTCCCCAAGGTCTCCCCCACCATTGTCGCGAGCCGCATCGCGTCGCCGGCGTCGAGCAGCTTGACCGCGCCCTCGGCCAGGCCGCAGCATTTCGCGCCGACCGCGAGGAGTTCGCCCATCGGCATCGATGCGCCTTCGGACTGTAGCGGGAGCTTGAAGTTCCAGAGCTGCGCGGCGGTCGGGCGCTTGTAGTGGAGGACCTTGATCTCTTCGCCGGCCCAGACGATCGGAACGCCGAGCTCGATCTCGCGCGCGGGGGACGAGGGGGGAGTCGCCACGAATTAGCCCTCGGTCGCGGAAAGACCTTCGAAGCGGACCGCGATGTTCCCCTCTTCGGTTTGGACGGTGCCCTCGCCCGCGAACCAGGCGTTCCGCAGCACGATCGTCTTCCCGTTGGCGACCTGGAGCGTCACGGTCGCGTCGGTCGTCTCGACCAGCGCGCCGACATCGAGGTCGCCGCGGTCGGTGATCTCGCCCTCGACGAACGGGATCTGGGGAACCTCCTTGTAGCCGTGCGGCCGGTCGGCTCCGACGATCCCGTCGCGCTTCGCCTTGCCGAGGTTGTAGGAAAAGTTCCCTTTCGCGTCCTGGCGGACGCCGTTGACGTTGAGCGAGAGGATCCCGCCGCGCCGATTCTTGCTTGCCATAGTGGAAGGCTCCGGGGTGCTCGAGGCCTAGAGGAGGAACGCCATCCGCGCGCCGACGACGACGAGCTGATTGACCAGATCGGGCCCGAGGAGGATGTTCAACCGGTTGGGGTCTTGGGTGTCGCGTTCGGCGACGAGATCGGTCTTGAACTGGTCGAGGCCTTCGACCAGGCCGAGTGCGGTCCAGTCCTCGAACGCCGAGATCGCCTCCGCGCGCGCGAGGCCCGGCGTCATGACCGGTTGCCCGGCGCCGAAGTTGTTCCCGTCGTTCGCGAGCTTGTGCCGCGGATACTTGAGCAGGAAGCGCGAGCGCAGGTCGTAGCGCAGATAGGAGAGCGTCTTCGTCGTATTGAGGTCGAGGAAGGCGGTGTCGTCCTGGCCGGTCGCGTTCTTCTGATAGGTGGTGATCACGCGGCCCAGGTGAACGACGCCGGCCGAGTCGACGGTCCAGGTCGTGATCCCGTCGTAAAGGAGCAGGTTCATTTCCGAGAGCGTGAAGCGATCGACCTCGACGCCGCCGTAGACGCCGCGCAGTTCGAGAGTCTGGAGCGGGCGAGCCGGATCCGCCTGCAGTTCGCGCGCGGCGACCGAGCCAGCGGCCGCGGCCCATTCCCAGGGAGGCGTCGGCGCGTTGTCCGCGCCGAGGATAACGAGGTGTTTCGAGTTGAGACCTTGGCCGAGGGTCGTCAACGCGGCGTGCGTCCCGCGCGCGCCGAGGAAGGCCGTCCCGTCGTTCTGGCGCAGCGGGCCCCAGCGGTCCTCGAGTTCGGTGTCGAGCGCCGTCCGGCCGCTCGAATCGTGGAAACCGATCGCGAAGACGTCGTACTGGACTTCGCCGACGACCGGCCAGATCTCGGCCAGGTCGGGGTCGGTCGCGCCCGCGGTCGGGTTCGAGATCACGACCGTCACGCCGGCGGGAAGATCTTCGTCGGCGCCGAAGTTGACGCGGACGTCGAGGTAGTTGCCGCTGGTTCCCTTGTGGCGGTAGGTGAATTCGGCGTCGGTCGTGGTCGATCCGACGGCCGCGACGACCGGGAGCGTCGTGTCGGCCTGGACCGAGGCGACGACCGCGGCCGCGACCTGGACGGCCGTCTGGCCCGAGGCGATCGCGGTCTTCACGCGGCGCCCGCCGATCCAGGTGTAAAGCGTGCCGGCCGCGGTGCTCGGACCGGTGAACCGCATGCGCCAGATTGCGGCGGTCCCGGCCTCTTCGTCGAAGGCCATTGCATAGGTTTCGACGAGCTGGTTCTGGCGGAACCAGGCCTCGGCCATGTGGTGGAGTTGCGAGCCCTTGCCGAACCATGTCGCCGCCTGGTCGGAGCCGGTGATCCGGCGCACGACCTTCTCGAGCACCGTTCCGGCGCTGGTCCGATGGCCGATGATCAGCGCGCGGTATGCCTTGACGGCCGGGCCCTGGCGCGCGCGCGAGGGATCGAACTCGACGCCGACGAACGGGACGCGGAGCGTGGTCGGGAGGTTCGCGAATTGGATCGTCATGGCTAGTTCTCGGGCGGTTTGGCTTGGTCTTCGCGCGCTTGAATCTCGCGCAGCGCGTCGCGATCGTTCACGAGTTCGACGTCGCCCTTCGCGAGGCGGCGGAGCCAGTAGGTCGTCCGAGGAACTTCGGCGCCTTCCGCGGGGAGCGGGATCGGCGGGTTCGCGGGATCACGGACGAGCAGACCAGAGCGCGGGCGAACTTGCATGGCCGGGAGCCTACTGGTCGGGGAAGACGTCGTCGATAGCTTCGCGAGTCCCGTCGACCGGCGCCTGGTCGGTCTCGACGTGCGCCTGGACGAAGAGGCCCATTTCGCCGAGCTCGCCCTCGGGCGCGTCGGTGTAGTGGATCGCGCGCCAAAGGAAGCGCGCGCCGCCGAGCGGTTTCTTCACGCTCGCGGCGAAGTCGGTTCGGAACGAGATCGGGACTAGCTGGAGCTGGTCGATCTGGAGCGTCGGGTCGCTCGAGAGAACGAGAAAAACCTCGCGCGCGAGCGCGTCGACCAGGTCGTCGGCCGGCCCGTCGACCGTCTCCTCGACGAAGAGCTCGACCGCGACGTCGGTCTCGACCTTGTATTCGCGCGGCGCCTCGACCGAGATCGAGAACTCTTCGCTCGACGTGTAGACCTGCAGCGCCGGTAGGCCCTGGCGCCAGACCGGGCGCGCGCGGGACTTGCCGACGCGCAGGCCGGCGGACGTGTGGCCCTTGAGCAGTTCGACGACCGCGTCGCGGATCTCGGCGCGCGAGGCCACTACGAAACCTCCTCGAGGATCAGGAGCGCGCCGCCTTCGCTATCGGGTTCGAACCCGGCGATCCGGTGCGCCACGCCGTTGATCGAGACCAGCATGTCCTCGACCGGCGGCGTCGGGAGGTCGGCGAGCCGGACGTCGAGCGTCGGCGCGACGGTTTGGACCGAGGCCTCGTCCTCGTCGAGGATCGTCTCCGAGTGCGCCTCGGTGAAAATACAAAGGCCGGAGACATCCGTCGGGGACGCTCCGGCCGTGTCGTAGATGATCGTGCGGCTACTGGCGAAGGTTCTCGACGCCGCTCGGACGAGCCCGTCGGAGATCGAGTCCCATGCCACGAGAGGCCGCTAGAAGTGGCCGAGCAGAACCCGGCCGGTCGTGTCGCCCGAGGCCTGGGCGCGCGCGGCCGAACCGACGCGCGGGTTCGCGGCCGAGTTCGACGTGTGCGTCAGCTTGAGGTTGACGACGTCCCAGTAGAGCGGCATCCCGACCGTCCAGGCCGTGCCGGTGACCTTGGAGTAGGTGTGCACGCCCTGGGTATGGACCGCGATCGTCGCGCCGGAGGCGCCGTCGGTGATCGGGAAGACGAGGAGATTCCCGTACATGAACGGGACGCCCGAGACGGCCGTCGCCGCGAGGACGACAGCGAGCGGATCGGACGGGCTGTAGGAGGCGAGGGACATCGAAGGTTCTCCGGGTTGTGGCTCGGGTGAGGTTGAGGGTTGCGCGGACTAGACGCCGCTCGACTCGCAGATCCAGCGGAAGTCGATCGCCGCCGCGGCGCGGGCCGCCATCACGCTCGTCTGGACGGACTTCGTCCGGAAGTCGGTGACCGTGTCGATCATCAGGTCTTCGACGCCGGCCAAGTTCGCGAGTTCGATCGTGTCGATCTGGTCCGGCGTGGCGACGAGCCACCATTTCGTGGCCGGGAGGCGCGTGTCGGAGACCACGCCGCGCAGGATGTCGCGCAACGGGTTCGCGTTGGCCGAGGCCTCCGGGACGATGTCGGCGAGATACTTCCGGGCCTCGATTTCGAGATCCGGTCCGACGAGCAGGAGCCGGCCCTCGAGGTTGAGCGCGCGCGAGTTGGGCGCGGGCGCGGTTTGCTTGCGGATCTTGCCGCGCGCGGTCGAGATCGCGGTGACGCCGAGCGCGCCGGTCGTCGTGTTCGCGTGAGCCGAGTTGATCATCGCGACGCCGTCCTCGTCCATGACCTGGTTGGACGTAATCACGGCGTACACGAGATCGCCCTCGAGTCCGGCGAGCGAAGCGCCGAACATCAGGCCTTGTTTCGTGACCGCGTCGAGGTCGTCGTTCACGATCGTTTCCCAGGTGACCGCGAGGACGGTCCCGTACTTGAAGAGCTGGTAACCCTGGGCCGAGTCGGTCAAGGTTCCGTCGACGAGCGGGGCGCCTTCCGCGGTGCGGAGCAGGGACGGCGCGCCGGACATCGCGACGCGCGAGACCGGCTTGAAGTCGTTGACCGAGACGCGCCGAACGAACGGCTCGAACGAGCGCGGCGCTTCGTTGTAGGCGTCGCGCAGCGTCTTGCCCTGGACGTTGGCGAGCGCCTGGGCGAAGTCGGAAGTCGACATCACGCGGAGCGCGATCGCCTGGTCGCTCATCAGGGAGGTATCGACGCCCGCGCGCTTGAGGAAGAACTCGGCGATCCGCGCCGCGCGCATCCCTTCGAACGCGCGCGCGAGCTCGCCGCGCTTGGGGTCTTTCTTCCCGACGCGCGCGAGGATCCCGGCCGCGAACTCGGCGCGGATCTTGTCGCGATCGGTGTCGCCGACCTCGACGCGCGAGTCGACCTCGACCTTCTCGTCCTTCGCGGCGAGCGCATCGAGGACCGCGGCGCGCGCCTGGTCGACCGTCTTGCGACCGGCGACCAGGTCCTCGGCGACCTTGTCGTCGAGCTTCGCCTTCCGGACGATCTTCCGGATCTCGGTCGAGCGGGCGAGTTCGTCGCTCGTCGCCTTCTCGACCGCCGCGCGGGTCGTCTCGGCGTGACGATCGGCCTCGGTCTTGCGGTCGGCCTCGAGCTTGGCGATTTCTTCGGGAGTCTTCATCGGTTCGGAGTTCCGGCGGAGGATTTCGCAGGGGTGCTTGGACGTTGACGGGGCGCCGCGCGTCCCGGTTCCGGCGTCGGCCGGGATCGGAACGGGCGAGATTTCGAAGGGTTCCCAGCGCCGGACGACCCAGACCGGGACGCCGTCGCGTTGCTCGGCGGTTTGCTCGATCAGGTTGCGGCGGTAGCCGAACGAGAACGAGGCGAGGACGCCTTCCTTTACGCGCTGGACGACCGGGGCGGCATCGGGCGCGCGCGTGAAGCGCAGGCGCGCGGAGCCCGTGCGGGCGACCTGGTCGATCTTGACCGAGCCGGCGACGACGACGCCGACGACATCGGTCCCGTTGTAATCGTTGTGCGCGTCGAGGACCGGGGCCCGGCCGGAGTTGAGACGACCCAGGTCGACGGCGCCCGGCGCCATGTCGAGCCGTTCGTAGTATTTCGTGCCGCTCGACCAGTCGGTCCTCAGAACGTCGGCGCCGGCGGTCCAGACGACCTCGCAGCTCTGGTCCTCGTCGTTCCAGGACGACGGGGCGACGTCGGCGCGGAGCTGGAGCTCGTCCAGTTCGGCGACGTTGCGCGAGGCGAGGTCAACGGGAAGCGCCATGTCGGCCCGAGTCTGGCGCTCGCGGGGGGCGAGTCAAGAGGCTACGCGAACCGTTTCGCGTCGCCGCTCGGCGCGTCGAGCTCGGATCAGGAGGCGCCGGATCCGTTGGAAGTCGCGCGCGAGGCCAGCTCGAGCGACATACCAGACGACGACGCGCGCCGCCTCCTCTCGCGTGCATCCCGTTCGCGCGGCCAGGTGCCGCTCGGTCGCGCCCCAGTCGTCGGGATCGATCTCCACGGTCCTACTCAGCGGGCGGCGGCGCCTTGGGTTTCGCCGGCGGCGCTGCGCCCGGCTTTCCCTTGCCTGGTTTCGGCGGCGCGTTCGGGTCGTTCGCCGACTCTGCCGGCGGCGACGGAGAACCCGCCTCCGGCTTGCGCGGATCCCAGTCGGAGGCGAGGTCGAGATCGTCCATCGCCTTGAGATCGGCCGCCATTTCTTCTCGCAGTTCTTCGGGGCGCCAGCCGGCGCGACGTTGCTCTTCGGACATCGTCGAGACGCCGCCGCGGACGCGCGCCTTCGCCGCCTCGAGGTCGACCTTCGGGTCGATCAACGGCGCCGGCGGAGGAGTCCAAGAAACCGTGACGTCTTCGGGGAGCTGGCCCGCGACGAAGGCCTGGGAGAGCCAGGCCGCGAAGAGCGGCTGCAGGAATTGCGGAACGAGCCAGTCCTCGCGCCAGGCCTCCAGCTCGGCGTCGAAGTCGAGGTTTCCGATTCGCGCGCTCGAGAAGTTGACGTCGGACAAGTCGCCCGTGAGGACGTGCACGGGGACGCCGTAGCCGACGGCGATCCCGCGAAGCGTGACCTTCGGGAATTCGTCCATGCCTTCGACGCCCGGCGGGTTCGTGAACGAGACCGTCTGGCCGGGCCGGAGGTATTCGACCAGGCCCGGCTCGAGATCTTCGACGTCCTTCCCGGTCGGGGTCGCGGCGACCGCGTCGGGATCGTCGAGGTCGGCGTCGGTCGTGACGAAGGCGGCGAAGCAGGCCGCGAGCTTCGTGCGCAACATGGTCGCATCCGCCCAGTCTCCCAGGTCGCGCAGCGAGAGCAGGCACGGCGCGCCCCAGGGAATCCCGCGGACCTGGCCGGGGCGCTCGACGCGGTAGACGTGCGCGACGTTGTCGGCCGGGACGAAGACCGATGTCTTGTAGAGCATCCCGTAGGCCGGGTGCTCGGGAAAGAGCCAGTAGCCGGCGCGTTTCCCGCGCGCGTCGAACTCGATCCCTTGACGTTGCCGGCGCGCGCTCGGGAGCGACGAGACGCCGGCCGAGTTGTCGCGCGTCGAGTCGATGTGATCGGCCTCGACGACCTGGACCTGGAGCGGGACGTCGAGGCCGTCGGACTGCCGGCGCAGGCGGAAGCGCGCGAGGACTTCGCCGGCCTCGACGACCTGGCGGACGACCAGGCGCTCGAGCCCGTAGCCGTTCGTGCGGCCGTCCGCGTCGCATTGGCTCGACTCGAACCAGGCATCCCACAAGGCCTGGGCCTTTTTCTTCGTCTCGGGGTTCGAGTGGTTCAGGGTCGCCCGGATTCCGGAGCGGACCATGTGCGAGGGGATCGCGCGGCAGGCCTTGGTAGCCCAGGGGTTGTTCCGCGAGAGGTCGCGCGAGCGTTGGCGCAGGCGGTCGAGCGCCGGGCCCAGCGCCGCGTCGGGCGCGGTGAGGGGCGCGATCCAGCCCTGGGTCCGCGGGGTCTGGGAGGCCGCGTCGAAGCGCCGGAGACCGACGTCGTCGAACCGGTGCCGGCGCGAGATCCGCTCGCGGTGCTCGGCGATCAGTTCGCGGACCGCGGCCGCGCGCTCGCCGCGCAGGCGTTGGCTTTGCCGGCGAGCGAACCAGGAAGGCGACAGTTCTCGCGCGACGCGGTCGAGGATCCGGCCGAGGTTCGAGGGGGGAGTCGGAGCGGCGACGGGCATCGGGTTAGGTTCCGCGGGTGTAGGACCAGACGCGCCGGCGCTTGCCGGCATCGGGGTCGAGGCCGAGTTCGCGCCGCATTTCGTCGCGCGCCGAGCGCATGTCCGCGAGCGAACGGTAGGTGATCATCCGGCCGACCCGGTCGCGGACCGAGAGCGCGCCGGTCCGGATCGCCTTCTCGAGATCCTCGAGCTCGGTCAGCGTTGCAGCCATCCTCGTCCTCGTCCGCGGTAGCCCGAGAGGTAACCTCCGCGCGGGCGCGCCGGGCCCGATTCGGGTCCGCGCTCGAGCGTCGCCGGCTTGTTCGAGCGCGCCTCGGGAGTTCGCGCGCGCGGTGTCGGCGGGACCGAGCCTAGCGCCTCTTGCGCCTGGGTCCAGCGTTCCGGGGACCAGCGCGGGAGCCCGAGCAGGGTCGCCGCGGCGTAGGCGTAGACGTTGCAGTCGAGGACCTCGTTCCGTTCGTAGATCTTCTCCCAGGCGTAGCGGCGCAGGCCGTGCACGGTGCGCGGGACGATTTGCTCGGCGCAGAGCTGCCGGAAGTATTCTTCGCCCCATTGCGGGAAGTGCTGCCAACCGGCGGGATAGCCCTCGACCGACGGGTCGAGCGGTTCGTCCATGCCGAGCCAGGCGTAGAGCGTCGATTTGCACTCGTCTACGCCGACGTGCCAAAGCTCGACGCCGCGGCGGAGCGCCTTCCCGGTCTTGCCGACGACGTCGACCCTCTTCGGAGTCGAGACGACGACCGACGAGCCCTCGCGTCCTTTGATCGCCGCGACGCGCCGGCGGTCCTGGCGGCGGACCCAGCCGTAGACGAGCTGGGTCGCCCAGCCGGTGTCGATGCAGAGCTTCGCGATCTGGAGTTCGCAGCCGGTCTCGTGAACGTAGGGGGTCGCGAGGAGCCGCTCCAGGTCCGACCAGGCCTCGCGATCCTGGGGCCCGCCGGGAATGATCTTGGTGTCGATCGACCAGCCCTCGCAACCTGGGCCCCAGGCCTTGACCTCGACCTCGAACCGGTCGGCCTGGACGTCGACGCCGGCGGTCAGAACGCAGGCGGCGAGCGGGACCCGTTGGATTTCGTAGTTCTCGCGCCGGCGGTAGAGCTTTTTCCAGTCCGGGGCCTCGCCCTTCTCCCGCCAAGGTTCGCCGAACCGCTGGTTCACGACGACGCGGAACTGCGCCTGAACCTTCCGGGAGTTGTCCCAGATCTCGACGATCTCGCGCCAAGAGGACCAGCCCAGCGGCGAATAGAGGCTCGATAGGTGGTAGCCCTGGGCGCCTTGGCTCGTCGCCGTGGCGGTCGGGATCCAGACGCCGGCCTCGAGCATCGCGGTCTTGCGGTGCTCTTCGGAGGCTTTTCCGCAGGTCGCGCAGCGCAGGCGGACCGAGCCCGGGTCGGCTCGATCGGTGTCGCCGATCTTGTCGAACTCGAGGAACTTCCGCGCGCCGACGACGAAGCGCGTCGCGGCCGAGAAAGCCATCGGGGAGACGTCGCCGCAATGCCAGCACGGCACGTTGTAGAACCGTTGGTCGGTGCCTTCCCATTCCTGGACGATGCGCGAGCGGCCCTCGAACGTCGGGGTCGAGATCTTGAGGATCTTGCGCCTCGAGCCGTAGGTGAGCGTCGCGCGCTCGGCGAGGAAGATCGGGTCGCCCTCTTCGCCGGCCTCGGGTGAGAAGGCGTCGACGTCGTCGCAGATCAGGTAGCGCGCCGGCATCGATCGGAGGCCGGCCGCGGAGTTCGAGCCGGCCAGGATCGCGAACCCGCCGGGGAACTCTTTCACGAGCGTCGAGTTCCCGGAATCCTTCTCGCGCGCCTCGCGGACCTTGCCGGAAAGACTCTTCGATTCCGCGATCATCGGCGCGAGCCGTTGCTTGGAATAGCGCTGGGCAAGCTCGAGCGTCGGGAGGACGAGCAGCGCGGGCCCGGGCGCCTGGTCCATGATGTAGCCGAGGAAGTTGTTCGCGACCTCCGAGAACCCGAGCTGGGAGGCCTTGACGACGATGAGGCGCTGGACGATCGAGTCGGCCGACAAGGCCTCCTGGATCTCGCGCGTGTACGGGACGCGCGAGACGCGGTATTCGCCCGGCTCGGCCGAGGCCTTGGTCGAGAGCCGGCGGTTCGCCTCGGCCCATTGCCAGACGGAGAGACGCGGTTCGGGTTCGAGGCCCTTCGACCAGGCCTCCGCGACGACGGACTTCGCGCTCTTGTGCTCGGCCATCGGCTAGGCCGCCTGCAGGGAACGCACGAACTCGGCCAGCGCGCGGTCGATCTCGCCCTCGAGCAAGAGGCCAACGCGGTGCGGATCGGTCTCGGCCGCGAGCAATGGCGCCAGGCGATCGCGCATCGCGCGCAAGCGATCGCGCAGCTCGCGCGCGGCCTTGGTTTGTTCGAAGAGAACGTCGGCCGCGACGATCAGCTCGGCGACCCGTTGGCGGTATTCGAGCTCGGCGAGCTTCGCCTGGTAGGTGAGCCGGAAGGCCTGGGCCTGGCGCGCCTGGTCGGCGACGGAGAGATCTCCGCTCTCGCGCGCGTCGTCCTTCGGCGGCCCGTCGAGCGACCCGAACGGCCGGCCCTTGGTCGGGTCGCCGCCGCCGCGCGCGCGCAGCGTGTCCGTGTTGGCGGTCCATTCCTGGTCGGCCGCGACCGGATCGATCTTCGGTTTCCCGTTCTCGATCGAGACCGAGGATTTCAGACGGCCGCGCGCGATCGCGACCTGGACAGCGCGGTGCGTCCCGCCCGTTAGGCCGAGTTCCTTTCGGTGCCGCGCGTAGGCCCGGATCGAGAGCGGATCCACGGCCTAGCCTCGCGCCGCGCGCCGGCGCCGCGGTTGCTTGCCGTTCGCCGCGGCGAGACGCGCGGCCGCGACCTCCGCGAACGTGCGACCGTCCGCCTCGAGCGTGGCGGCCTTGCCGGTCAAGCGTTGCCAACGGTCGACCGTGACGTCGCACCAGCGCGGTTCGACGTCGATCCCAAGGCCGACGCGGCGCGAGAGTTCGCAAGCGAGGAGCGTCGAGCCCGAGCCGGCGAAGAGGTCGAGTACTCGCTCGCCAGGCTCGGTCGAGGCCGAGACTAACTCGCGCAGGAGATCGACCGGTTTCGCGGCGTTGTGTTCGGTGACGGTGTCCTCGGTTCCCTTCTCGCCGCCCTCGAACCCGCCGACGCCGGCGCGGTTGAGCTGCAGGACGTTCGGCTTGCCGATCGGCCGGCCGCCGCGCGGCCCGCGCTTCCACATGGACTTCGACGGCGCGACGCGATGGAAGAACGCGATGAGCTCGTGCGCGTTCTGCCAGTTCGAGCCGAGGCCTCCGCGCTTGTTCCAGACGAGGCAGTTCGCGACGACGAGACCGGTCCCGCCGCGCGCGCAGTCGAACCAGGTCGGGTAACTGCGCCAGTCGCAGAAGGTGTAGCCGTGGCCGTTGAGCTTGAGCGACGACGCGATCGCGCGCAGGACAGCCGTGAAAAAGTCGCGGACCATGCGGTCGTCGGCGACGTCGCTCCCGACGCCGGTCGAACTGCCGAAGATCGCGTAGGGCGGATCGGTGACGACCGCGTCGGCGAGGCGCTCGCCCAGAACCGCGCGCCGGACCTTGTCCTCGCGGCAGTCGCCGCAAGCGATCCGGTGCTCGCCCAAGATCCAGACGTCGCCGGTCTTGGTCGCGGGGTGCTCGATCTCCTCGCCGCGCTTGGTCGCGTCGATCTCCGCCGGCGTCGCGCGCTCGGGCGCGAGGAGACGTCGGAGCGCCGGCGCGTTGAACCCAAGCTCGGGCAAGTCGGGGAGCGCGGTCTGGAGCTTGCCCAGAACCGCGCGGAGCTTGTCGTCGTTCCAGGCAGAGAGCTCGGCGAGCCGGTTGTGGGCGACTACGAAGGCGTGCCGCTCGGCCTCGGATAGATGCTCGATCGGAATGACCGGGACGCGCGGGAGGCCGAGCAGCGCGGCCGCTGCGCGCGAGCCGTGGCCGGCGATGATCTCGCGCGTCTTCCGGTCGACGATGATCGGGTCGATAAACCCGAACTTGGAGATCGACGCGGCGATCCGGCGGATCTGGTCGGGAGTGTGCTCGCGCGGGTTGTCGGCGTAGTCCTGGAGCGCGGACGTATCCCAGAGCTCGATCGACTCGGCCAGTTTCGAAGGGATCGCGGTGCTCATCGGGTTTCGCGCGTGTCGAGGTCGATCGAGGACTCCGGAGTCGTGATCGCCTGGACCGGGATCGGCGCGCCGCAGCGCGAGCAGCGGTCGCCGGGGGATTGTGAGACGAGGTCGGCGCAGAGCGCGCAGCGCGGCGAGGGGAAGTCGGCGCGCGGGAGGCCGAGGAAAAAGTTCCGGGCGCGGAGCCAGTTGCGAACGGTGAGCCAGCCGGACGACGCCGGCGGCCGCGGGCCCAGGTGATCGAGGCGCGGGTCGCTCATCGGCGGCGCCCGGCGTTGCGGCGTTCGATGATCGATTCGAGCTCGGCGATCCGAGCCTCGAGCTTGCGGATCTGCCGGCGAACGATGCGCTCCAGTTCGGCCTCGGCGTCGCGCAGCAATGCGCGTAGATCGCGCGGAAAGCGCGCGCGCGGCTTGCGGGCGGATTTCATTCGAACCGAAGGTCGAATAGTCGGCCGAGCGAGACAACGCGCGTCGCCCCCGGGGCCGGGGGAACGTAGACGACGTGCTCGCCGACGATCGGACCCGAAAGCGGCGCGAGCGCGGTCGGCGCGCTGCAGTTGAGGCAACGGCCGCGACGATCGATCGAGCGCACAGTCAGCGGCGCGTCACAGAAGTCGCACCGAAGAAAGTCCTCGGGGTTGTGGCGCTCGAGCAGCAGCGGCCGAGAGCCAGGCGGAGGCGGAAGGTTTGTCCCCACAGCTAGCGCCCTTCCAAGGTCGCGGCGTTCGCCTGGTCGATGATCTCTCGCGCGAACTCGGCTCGATCCTCGTCGTCGAAGGCCTCTGACGTGCGGAGCTGGTCGGCGCGCGGTGCACTCGAACAGCCGCGGAGCAGGACGAAACCCGCGGCGACGATTGCGAACCATAACCCGCCGACCGCGAGCGCGAGCGGAACGAGCGAGCGAACTCGCGGCGTGATCCGGCCGCCGCACAAGGGACATGGGATC